GTACAGGTACGCTAAGGTGACCTCCCGTACGGAATACGTGCTTGAAGTGTGAATTATCCCCCACACGCACGGTGTATAAAATCAGTGATCTATACACGGAAAACATCTCATGCTAGAAGTGACAACCCTTTCATTGTGCCAGTGGCGAGGGAAGAAAGAGCGTTAAATCCACCAAGAAATGTATTTAAGGTCGACGAAATATTATGTAATAATCCGGGTTGCTTGGCTAAGCCAATAACTTTCTACAAAGGCAAGTCCCTAATGGCTGAAAATCCTTCGGTGGTAGGGGCGGCTTTGGTAGGAAAGAGCTCTGGGTTCTTATCTGGTAAGAACTCATAATTGAACATGACTTCACAAAGATACTTAACTGGTTACGAAGTTGGAGGCAGTATAAACACTAATGGTTAAATTTTGGCAGCTGAGTCAAAGAGTTTGTCGTCGGCACCTTTTGGGGTCCATGTGATATAATGAGGGACTAAGGCTGGTTCAGTTTTACTACCAGGAGTGTTTACTACCATGTCTAAGGTTAGCTCAGACTGGGATAAGAGATTCTATGGTTGTTATATTTAGCAGTAAGAGACTACTCCTTCGGCAGATATGGTTGGGCTAATACATGTTAGTTTAACACCAAAACTAACATATCTATAAGAGGATTGAAATAGCGCGTGGCCAGGGGTGTTAAAAGGGTGAAGTTCCCATCCTTAAATATTTGCTTCAGGGAGTGTCCATTGCATACCGGTGTGTAGCTCGGCACCTATCCATAAGCCAGTAGCGGCAGTGGTGCTAGTTGAAACAATCTTTTAAACATATCGACGAGCTACGCAGGATTGAACAGGTACCTCACTAGGAGTACGCTAACCTGTAACATCAAACGGGAATTGTAATGAGCAAAGATATCGGGCTTAATCGATATGATAATCGGATAACACATTAAGAGCTTGAGTATTGGCTTTAGAGAGTGAGTTCTTTGTTCGGTACAATCCTTGTTTCTTAGGTTTGACCTATAATTGACTTAAAATCTGTTTTAAATTCTTCAAATTCTTCTTCTAATTCTTCTATTATCTGGTTTTCTTAAAAAGGGAGTTTTTGGTTTTCGTTTCTTTTGGCATCTACATATTTTATTGTGGGTGATAGCCGTGTAAAGTAGGATTGATGATTTATGTACCAATCACGCTAGCTGAATCCATGGCGGAACAGAAAGCATAATAGCTAGCTTCAGTGATGTGGTACTAGGAGAGTACAGTCTATCTAAACTTAATATTTAATTCTGCTATTGATTCGTCAGTTTGGTCATAAATATTGGATTTTTACCAAAGCCAGATCCAGTAAGCATTGTTTTTCTAACGAAGACGACCTGGCAGCTTGCCTTTAGACATTCTATAACGCATCTTCTAAAAATGTAAATACGGTGTAATGCCGTGACATTGGTACTTAAGTGATTCAGCAACTGCTCCAGAATGTTCTTCAGGGTCCCATGATTGGTTAATATCCAGGGATTTACTATTGGAAGTAGAAAATACTTTATCAAATTTTCTTATAGCATAAAATTTTTCATTAACTGGTATGAACCATTTAGAGATTAATTCCAAGTGATCAGCTCTAAAGTGAACGGCATCAATTTCACGTCCTAAAGAAGTGGTTACCTCTCCCCAAGGGCCAGAGACGTGTGCCATTATCGCTTGCTCAAATTAGGCTTGTAGTGGTGGTGGGCAAAAGACACATTGATCATCACCCGAGACGAATATGTCAATATCACCTTGCAACAACCCTACATTGTTCCTGTGAGCTTTGAGATTACGTAGGTACCAATTTAGGTACAAAATAATTTTAAAAGTGTTACTCCAGGTAGTTGCTGGATCTCCACTTTATAACTAACCTTTAATTTAAAGTTTTAATTTAATTTTATTATTATTAGAGTAAGCAGTGCAGGTCCTCTATTTCAAAAGGTCTAGAGCCTAGTCAACTAACTATCCTGGTAAGGGGACGAGTTGATGCATCTTGGTTCGTATTTTCTCAATTAGTCTGCATTCTGCTTCTCTTAATTCATAGTGCTAATTAGCATCATTGGCGGCGCCATCCCAATCATTATAAATTTTCCCTTTCGCCATCTTGGTGAGTTTATCTTAATATGTCTTTATGGTATCCTTGTATGAAAAGCCAGGCATTATATAAGCAAGATTCTTCGTTATGCATTCGGATATATAGGTCGGAATACCTAAAAGATCACCAGCTATGCCGAAAATATTCCTGGAACGCGATTTTTCGTCGGGTAGGCTATAAGCAGTTTTCCTGGTATGATAAACTTCGCCTTTCTTCAAAAACAATTTAAATATCTTCCTTCTAGAGATTCTGCGACGCATCATTTATATATTAAATTGTCTCATATGCATGGCTCTCTTGTGTGTAGACCAACCTTTCTTTGTATTAATCCATTCCTGAAAGGGCTACATATTTTTACAAAAAAGAGAGGCTATACGCTCTAGAATTGGTTCAACATAATTTAAGAAATCCTTAACGGCAACAGGGTCAGGCACGCGCTCGGTCTTGCACATACGGTTGTTTACAGCAGCTATCTGGTTAATAGCGGATTTAGGATCCCATTCGAAGGGGTTATCAATCTTCCTGGAAGGGTCAACAAACTGGGCTGAAGTGAGAATACATGTCCTGGTCTGGTTATTGGCATTGCCTGGTTTCACAAATTTGATTAGGTCCCAAAAGTTGTTGCCTCTAAGGCCTCTATATGCCCACTTACAACCAACTATAGCACGATGAGATGCACGATAGAGTAGCTCAGAGAGTGGTTTTTCTCTCAAGTAATAACCATGAAGCACATTAGTGCTAAAACGTGTAATGAAAAGTATAAGTAAAGGTAGGCTAGCGTATCTTAACCAATATATAGCACAAAAGTATATGAATAGGCCTGGTAAGATAAAATGTGGAAACATTATGGTCATGGTAAACAGAAGGAATTCGATTTGGATAGCAGGTGAGAAAAAGATTATAATTATAGCTATGGTTGGGTTGAATGCAATGCATAAAGGTATAATAAGCAATGGTCGTAATAAAGAAGTGAATGATAATTGTAAACCTTAAGTCAGCTGAATGGTTGAGCGAACATGTCCGGGATGATAGAGTAGGAACAGTAGGCTGGTTATACAGCAGAATATGAATCTTGTGTCAATGTAAGATCTAGGTCTATCGAGGACATGGGAATAGCTATAGCTCGTCAGGAAAATAACTACTGTGGACAATTAAACACGCCTCCAATACAAGCAAGCTGAATCTTTAAGCATGGAAATTAGCACAAGGAATAGAGTGGCTGCCAACCAGTATGGGTCTATAAGTGGATTAGGTAACAAGGTCAAGATCATGATAAGAATAAGAAATTTAGACAAGCCAAATCTGGTAGAAGCCCAGCCATGCAATGTAGCAGACGGATGTGGAATGAGAGCATAAAGACAAAGTAGGATTAAAGGCTAATAGGCAAGTGTATTCAAATGTCTAAGAGAGTGACCCAATGGTGAATCTAATTGGTATAAATGTCTATATTAGTTGCTGACTCTAAGCTTGGTATCGGCATGATCATTATAAATTTGTTTATCATTTATATATGGCAAATTTTTAAGGTGTTCAGCGTAGTTCTATCTTTATAGATCTGGAGTAGCTTCAGCATAGGATGCAGAGCATAATAATTCCTATAAATCCCTGTCATAGAACGGGCCATGGGTACTAGGATTGACTAATTGAACTTTGTGGCTCTAAGGTATAAGGCCGAATTTAATGGTTATATGTCCTATCTCAAAGGAACTTTTGTCACATCCTTCTAAGTGGACTAAGTCGTGAATATAAGGCTCATTACCTCTAGGAACGGACTTGACTTGGTTGCAGTTTACTATAAAGAATCCTTCATTGAATAAATAATTATAACAGCCGTTATAGGTAGGGTACTCTATGTAGCTAAAAACTACGTGACCATGATTGAGTAGAATGTTAAGCTATAACTGGGTCATATAATATAAGGTATCATGGCATATGAAAACGGTGCCGTTAGGATAGGTACCTTACATAACTGATTCATAAAATTAGTTGATGGTTGGCGTAATGAGCTTAACTTCCGGTGTATTCTTGAATGAATCTCTATTCTTTTCGACATAAGCTGTATCTCTAGGTATGTTGCTAAAACGTACGATTTATTAAAGACTGGTACAAATACGGCCATGGGTTAAAAAGCGAAATGTATTAAATTTCCCACCTATGTCAACAACCATAGGGACATCAGCTGATATTTGTTGATCAATTTAGAATTGTACAGCATTAGCAGCAGTTCTATGAACTGGGTGGGCGGTACCTCCACTATATTTATTGCAGTATGAGTGGTCAATATCTTGCTGGGTAACACCGACGGCTTGCATAATGTAAGAGAATGCTTTCTTATCAGTAATCAATCCTTTAAAAATGCCTCTAGCGTCTGGATCCTTCTTTGTTTCGCTTATTTTGAGATCTTTTACATCGAGAGAAAATTCTTGCTTCAGGATCGGAACTATTTCTAATGGTGATGTTTACAGCTCATCCTGCATACGAACGATGGCGTTTGTGGAAAGGACGGATTGGATTGTAGCTTCTATGTAGTCCGTAACTATATCACTTGTGCAAGAACTTTTCAGAGGTTTAGACTGATCATCAGATTCACTAGAGAGGATTAATTGGTTTGAGCTACTGCCTTTAAGTAGAGCTGGATCTTATTCCTTGTTAGATGCAATAGGCTAGGTAATATTTGGGTTAGAAGTCTTGTAAACTTCCTCGCCATCTTAATCTATATATTAGAGGCTAAGGACGGATTTAGCGCGTTAAATAGCAAGTTCTCCAGCTTGGCTTCCTTTTAGTTTGGGCTCATAAATGTATTATTTGACTCTCTTTGATTTAAGAACATAGCTCTCTGGGAAAAATGGATACAGAACGCGACCGCAACGCTTATTAATATAGTCAATAGACTCTGTATTCAATTTCCAGGTGTCTAATCTCTCCAGGGCTTATAACCTATAACTATGATTCATACCTTTAGATTTCAAAGATTCCATAAGGCCACCAACTTCCCAAAAGTCAACATTGGAGTCTGTGCAAGGATTGGACATGAGTAAGACTAACTTTGCTCCAATTGTTTCCGAATAAGTACGGGTCTTCTATAAGGTTTCCTACTATTACTATTTATGGACTTATTTATTATTCACTTTGGTTTTATGCTTGGCTGGGTCGGAATGTGATAAGTATGTAGGTGGCAATAATATATTTACGTGATTACGTAACTCATTAAAACGTAAAAGATCATATGGAATATGCAATAAATCACATAGTGCCTGAAGTACTGTGGCTGGCATTCCTGCGCGATAAGTGCCGGTAGGCAGAGCAAAATTGGTTGCACCAGTGGAAATACAATATAATATCCTTAAAGCAGAATAAGCACATAGTTCATCTTGAGTGTACATGATTATGGGATTTTTGGTTAAGACTTCATCCTCCTCAACACAACCTTGGTTGCATGCATATAATCTTAAAAGAGATGAGTCTTTTTGAAGCGCTTCTGGTGCTTTAGATACATCGACTTCGCTTAGAAGAGCTGGTGTGTCATCTGCTG